CTGTTGCCTCATCACGCATGATTTCTAGCAAGTTTTCAATCTTTGTTCTTGCCTGTGCCTCATTCGTAGCCATTACTGTGAAACTTACATTGAACGATACGTTCACGCTAGTTTCAAACTCTTTTATCCGTTATTTCATCTATCCCCCTATAGCCTGTTTTAATAACGCTTTCCCTTTATCAGATATTTTGCTTTTGTTGATGATTTCTGTTACATCTATTGGTTCTTTGGCTACCTCTACCAAGTTGCCTGTGCGTGTCATTTCTATTTTCTTTTGACCAGCACTTATCAAAGATTTCTCATGTTCTGCCTTTTCTCTTGCTTTTAATAACACGTGATTATCCTTGATAGAGTTCGCCATGCGTTGACGATGCATTTCCCTCTTTTCTTCCTGCTCGTACTGTTTAATGAATTGCGATCTACAACTTGCCTCGTTATATTCATTACCCATTAGAGGGTTAAACGATGACCATATCGATTTAGCACACTTTAATGTCAAGCCTTCTAGGTGTTCTAATCCATGTTCATATCCGTATGTGCTAGCACATTTAATCACTCGTTCCCATGCACTTTGAGGAGTTGGAAGTTCCTCATGTGCATTCACATATGCACTTAATGCGGAACATTCCTCTCTCACCTCTGCAATGCTAGGCAAGAATTTACATCGATTAATTACATTAGCTACTGCCTGCTCTAACGTAACAGGATTAACATCACCGAGCATTCTCACATATAACAGCATGCGTTCTTCTGACATATCAGTAGTGTACGCTAGCTGTAACATCGATAGTGCTTTCAGTGTCTGTTGCTGATTGTTCATTGCCATCACCCCCTAATTTACTCATCAAGTTATTAACAACGTTGATTGCATCTTCTTTACTGTTCTTATTTACAGGCTTTCGATTGTAGTTGTTACGTTCCCATGTTCGTATAGTAGCTTTCCAATCTTTCATCTTTTTCCCATTAGATAGAACCCAGCCTCTTGCCTCTTGAAAGTCTATAAAGTATTCCGCATCAATATTGTTATTACGTTCAATGCAGTATGCTTTTACTTCTTCAAGCGTTGGTGGAGTAAAGTGTGTGCGTGTTGGCTGTGATTTATCACGGCCAC